ACGTGGAGTACGCTGCTGTTCACCTTCTCCTTCGCCTAGTGTTTCAATTTGTACCATTATATATTCCCATCGCCGCCGCCACCAAAGAGGTCGCCCAGCATTCCAAATCCGCCCATCCTGTAGAAACCGTAACCCGCCCCAAACAAGTTTCCTGCTTGTCGCCACGCATTTGCCCCAAGTGTTGTTTCAGCAAGGAAGTCTTGTATATCAGCATTTACTAATCTATCGTAAGCAGCCAAGTCCCCCTTATACAAGGCTGCGTTCGCTTCTTGGTGGCCTGCTGCTAACACTTCTGCTTTGCGTTCTTGTATTATTTCTATTTGAGTTGCCATGACGTCCATAGGTGTCCCCGACATCTCTACGCCAGCCACTGCGTATTGAGGGGCTATCTTGCCTAAGAAACGTTCCCCCGCTCTTTCAATCTTTTGACCCTGACGTATCCCCTCTCCCCTTGCAGCCGCAGCGTTGTATCTTGCCCACTGGCGCTCTGTGGCTGCCCCTATGCGATTTTGCATCGCTTGGAGACGATATACTTCCGCAGACGCCTGAGCGCCCTGTGTCTGCGCCTGGCTTTTTGCGCCACTACTAAGCATGGACATGGCCATAGGAATGTACGGTATTGCTGCTGCCATTAAAAGACCCTCATCCAGTATTTATACATTGTTCCATCGTCCATTAAATCTTCTTCTATTTCTGTTTCTTTGAACCCAATCATTTTTATCATGCGTTCGCCTTGCTCAAAGTCAGTCCGCACAGGGGTTTGTATCCATTCGTATCCCATTTCATGTAACGCTTCCATGGCGCCCTTGAGCATTCTAACCGCTACCACTAAGTCCGACCCTTCCACTTCATCTGCGAAGAAAAGCCAGCCATGGCAACCATTGTTAGGTAGCGGGATAATGCCAAAGATAAATATAGTCACATTGTTACGCTGAATACTTACCGTATTGCATTCCGATTCTAAATAATCGGCCATCTCTTTACCATGTTCTTTGAAGCGGGCATATTCCATTATTTGCTTCTCCTGCGGAACAAAACCGTCAAAGTGTTTCGGCTTAAATGTGTATGCGTTAAAATTGGCCAATTTGAAACTCCGCAACTATGGAAAGCAAGTTTGTAGGCTGTAATCCGCTTTGCTCAAAACGGATGATTGTTTCCCTTTGAGCATTATCAGCAATGTTTATCTCAAACATTTTTGTATTTAGTTCTTCGCTCGTTGCAGTTGGATATGCAACAGAATATACCTGTTCTGGTGTTCCCATCTTACCGCCCAACGATCTATAAAGATTCGCCATTACCTTGTATACACGTTTCAGTTTGCCCCTTGTGTCGCCCTTGCTTGGGTCGATGATGAGTGGAAGGGTTTCCATAACAGAAGTATATTTTAGACCTATTGCAACCCTGCTCGATGCGTCTGCCGGAGCCATCGCTATCGCGCCTGCCGCGTCTACGGTGTAAGGTCCGTATTCTTCGCCGTCTCCTAACACATACACATTTTCCCCTGCCAAATGTAGCAATCCACTCCACCCATGCGCGGGCGATGCAGAGTACCCCTTTACACCACAATCTACATAAAATGCGTATTCATGGTCCTCATACGATTGTAGCCCTGTATCTAGCATCTCCACATAATATTTGCTTGTCCCGTCTACATCTCGTTTAACCAAGACCCACACGTTATCTATTTCATCGTCTAGTGTAACTCCAACTGACAGTACTTCCGCTTTTACTCCTGCTGCTGAGGGTGCTAGGGTGTGTTCTGCCCAGCCCATGACCTCCTCGGCCTTTTCGTACGACATGGTTAGCATTGAACCATCTTTGCGGACATACCATAAACGGTTTGACACCCCGCTTTGATATGCAGAATCAATAATGCCGTCTTTTGTTATATGCTCTGAGAGTAAGGTAATGTTTGGTGCTGTAAACCTGTCTTGCCCAAACTCGTAGGTTAGTTCTCTGATTACCCTAGCATCTCTCTGTGCAAACAGAACAGATGTCCCTGCTCGCAGGGGGTGAATCGTGCTAATAGAACCGTAGTAACTACTCTTTTGGAATCCTAAGTCTGTCGGTGTGAGGGCGGATTGTGGGTTTGTCCCCCTGCCTAGCCACTCACCGCCAGTGGTAAGCACAACAAGTCCTGCTGTATCTCCCTCTAAAAAGTTTATCTTGTTTACCAGAGAATCACTTAACGTAACTGTTATTGCGCTTTCATCTAAGACTACGCCCTCTCTCACAGTGGAGGGGCTGTAACAATTATATGCGCCTGTCCCTGATGACCAAAGTGTTTGAGGTTCTGTTTTAGATGATGCTGACCAGAGACGGTTTTGATAAAAACGCCCCGTCCGTGGGTATCCTTGTGTTTCTGACCAAGCGCCCAAGCGCCAATTGCGTGTTCGTGAGCCAGACATGTTTGGTGTTTCATCTTCTATGGTGACGGTACATGCAGACGCAGAGGTTATAGTCGCTATTCTCCCCCATCCTATGTGTGATGCTTTCTCGTAACGGGCAGTGCCGTCTATGTTCGCAGAAAGAAGGGGGTTATCATCTACCAGGTAAGGAAACCCGATGCCTTCTCCTGTGTCTGGGTGGTACAAATCAAACTTAGTTGAGGTTTCCGTTACTTCTGTAAAGTTCCTGCCTATATACACCGTATCGTTTAATTCTGGAATACCAAACGATACTTTCAGAAACTCAATCCGCTTGCCTTCTTCCCCCTCTTCACCAACAAGGCTATACATTTTAACTTCATTCTCATCTTCTCCTACCGTTATGGTGGCCGGAGGGTCCCAAAGCGGCGCATCAGGGTCAGTTGTATCCCAAGTTCCGGCTGTGAATGCTTCTATTGGGAATCCGAGTGCATCATCTTCAATGCGAATGAGCCGCCCCACGTCCTTTTGAGCATTAGCAGCAAGGGCTCCATCGTACTCTAGTACATCGACTGATAACCCTGCTCCATTTTCAAAGGAGAAGCCGCAACTGTCTCCTGCTCCCCCAGACCCCGCTTGCTTCAGGTATATATCTTCGTCCGAGTTCATCGGTAGGTAGGGACCGTCATTATACACACAAACTTCATAATCCCAACTTGTTGCTTCATCGTCATCTATGCTATTCCTACTCAGTTTCCGCATTTCGTGGTTTTCTGAGAAGATGTAAAGAATGTCTGCCGATTGTGCAAACTGCATATCAGGCAAATCTGCTTTAGTGAAGTTTAATGCGCTCTTAATGGTCGGGGCATCACCTTCTACTGGGTCAGTGAGTAGGATGGGGTCACCTGTTGTGGCATCAAGTCGGAAAAACCGAATGTACCCCTCGTCGTCCACTTCATTCACCCCAACCTCTAACACATACGACTGTTCTTGGTTGTACTGAAACTCAATTAGTCGTGGTGGCGGATCAATACTGGCGTCAGACCACACTTCCGCAACAAACATCGTTCCCGGTCTACGCTCAATACCACCATGTACTTGCGGCACGAAGTTTTCTAACTTGCGTACACCGTTCTGGTACTTCTTGAGGTCGGTTCTACCTAAAAGGCGAGGTGATATTTCCCCCGCCGTAAAATTAGTTGATACTTTTATTGCTTTAGGCATTAGGTTGGCGCCCCGCCTCCATCAAGAGGTGGGAAGTCTCGACTTGTACCCCCACCAAGACGCGCGTCGAGCCATTCCCCGCCCCTTAATGTTTCTAAATCGCTATGAGCCGTTGAATCTTCATACTTCGCTTCTGCAAGGGTAAGTTGGTATTTAGCCATCATCGCCCCTTCTAAGGCAACTTCGCCTGACACGGCAATCGCTATGTCTGCTGCGAGCCGTGTGGCTATGGCTTGTTTGAGGGTAACATCCATCATAGCAACATTCGTTATTTGATAAACGTACGTGATGTTCAATTCAGCCTCATCGGTGAGAATAAACAAAATAGGGTCAGTACCCGTTGGGGTTTCTGTTTGGTTCCCTGCCTCTATTCGGTAATCGGTTGTATTGTTTTCTGTTTTGACCAACTTAATAAAGTCGGCCGGTAATGCGAAACGATACTTGTAGCCCCATGTAGGGGTAGTCGCATCTGCGGACAGGGAAGCCCGCATAGTGGCGCAGTTCCATTGGTGCGACCTAAGCACGGTATCGCGCACATCGGCAAGACGAGCATCTACAAGGTTAGCGCGGTTGTTGTCATCGGCAAGAGCGCTAATTGGCTGTTGCCCCAACATTATCAGAGCCATGTTTGCCAGATCTACTTCTGTTGTAGCACTTGCAGTCATAAGATTTTCCTCGTAATCATGGGGGATGAGCCGAAGCCCACCCCCACAA